AGCCGTAGCAGCTTCGGGCGGCGCAATGACCTCGGGGGCCGTCACGGGGGCAGGCGGGGTAACTGCAGGCTTTGGGTCTGCCACCGCCTTAGCGGCCTTGGGGGGCGTCGTAGCAGCGGTGGGCATTTGGAAGGCCTTGAGGGCCTCGGTAAGGTTGCTCAGCGCCTCTGTGCAGCGCTGCAGTTCAAGCTCTAGGCTCATGTGCGTATCTCCTGTTGTCACAACACAATCATTGTGAAGTGGCGATCTTACATCAGTTCTTTGGTGCTTGCTGTAACTTCTCAAAAAATATTTATTGTAAAAAACAAAAAGCTGTTGTAAGATCGAGGCCTCATCAACTTTTTGGGGTACACACATGAACCTGAACATCTTCAAACGTCTTGCCGATTCCGAGGCCGAGATCGCTTCTCTCAGAGCCGAGTTCAAGGGCTCCAAGATTGAAATCTACGACGACATTGCCTCTGTGATTAGCCTTATCGACAGCAAAATTGCCGATAACAACGTTCTGCAATACAAACGCAACGCGAGGGTTAGAGACTACCAACCCGTAGATTCCCCGCTCACGGTCCTGTCCGTTGTTAACGTACCGAAGCCCCAGAAGGTCGTGGCCAAGAAGGTTGTGGTCAAGAAGGTCGTGGCCAAGAAGGCCCCCCGCCGCACCCAGAAGATCATGGCCGCGGCGGCTAGGGTAACGGCCAAGCGCGAGTACGCTCGCTTGTACTACCACCGGATGAAGGCCCGCAAGGCCGCTGCGCTGCAGGCGGCGGTTGCAACCGCAGGGGTAGCTGCATGAACGCGCTGATGGACATGCTCAAGCGCGTCTTTCGCCAGCTCACCCCGTTGGAGCTCATCGTGCGGGAGCTGGCGCAGGCGCACCTAGCCAAGCTCGAGGCTGAGACGGCGGTGGACTACGCCCAGTCCGTGGTGTCCTACCACAAGGTGCGCATCGAGCGCCTGAACGCCCACATGGCCGGCTACAGCGGCAAGGAGGCTGCATGAAACCGGCCATGCACCCTGCCATCCGCCGGCTGCTGCGGGCCAACAGCGATGGCCTGACCGTCGCTGAGATAGCATCGGCCCTTGACATCGTTGGCGAAGGGCTGCGCCTGACGCTGTCGCGCATGCCCGACGCCTACATCGACCGCTGGCTCCCGGCCAAGCAGCGCAGGCCGTGCGCCGCGGTGTGGTGCGTCGTCGTACCACCAGAAGATTGTCCTAAGCCCGATACGTTAGCCAAGGGGAGATTGACATGACCGATGTGAAGCTGAGTCAGAAGAGCAGGACAGCCTTGTCTCGAGGCAAGTTCGAGCCGCGAGTGAAGCTGCAGGGCGAAGCACCTGCGCCGACATTCAACCACATCACGGATGGGCAAACCTACAAAACCGATTGGGCTGCGCCCACTAGGCCGGGGGCAACGGATCACTTGTCCGTACCGAGCCGGGGGGAGTCGACATGAGTGATTGGGACTACAAGTACCTGAAGAATGACTCATACCCCATAGGGTTCGAACATAGCTACGTTGACACAACAGTCGGCGTGATCCGCACAGGGCTGGCTATCGTCGGCCTGTTCGCGGCGGTGTTCGTCATTGGCTTTTTGTCGGGCTATTTCTGGGGTACGAGATGAAAGACAACAGCACCGGGAAAGACAAAGAATTCTTTGAACGGGGCAAGAGAATGTTTGACCGCCTGAACCCACCGCTGGTACAGCGTGAGTGGATAGAAACAAACAACTCCGCTTGCAAGATATTGAGGCAGGTACACGATATGCTGTTGTTGGCATCGTTCCCACCCAAAAGGGAATGGGTAGGGCTGACGGATGAAGAAATTCACGACATACAAGGCTACAAAGAAACCAGAGAAATGTATAGGTTTGTGAAACTTATTGAAGCCCTTTTGAAGGAGAAAAACAATGACTGAAGACGAAGCCTTTGACGAGTTGGACAGGCGGCTGAACCACGCGCTGGCAAAGCCAGACTGGCAACAGCTAACGCCAATGCCTGACGCAGAAATCAAGCGCCGCTGGGGCGAGTGGATGACCCGGTACGTCCGGCTGGTAGAGGGAGCCCACGGAATAACAGAAAGAAAACCATGATCGAATTCACGTCAACCAACACCAGCATCGACACGCAGACCAAGCGGTGTGCGCATCTGCTTGCAGCCGTCCTATCCCGGGCGCTGCTGGACCTGATGGACCGGCCCACCAAGGAGGAGACCCGCAAGCGCCAGAACACCGGTGGGCCGGCGCTGTCCAGCCTGCGGTTCTTCTTTGGCTCGGACGCCCCTAAGTTCCGAGCGTACAGCAAGCTCATAGGCCTAGACCCGGACCTGTTCCTGACTAGGCTGCGTGCGGCTAACCACTACACTGTGGACAAGCACCGGTTTTCCGCCGTACAAGTACGCGCCATGCGTATGCGCATATCGTGGTTCGACCGCAAATGCAGTGCGGACGCTATGGCCATAGCAGAAAGCAAATCATGACCGGCATACAACAAGCTATCCACGCCATCGGCTCTCAAGCCAAGCTGGCCAAGGCGCTAGGCTGCACCCAGCAGAACGTCTCCACGTGGCTCAAGAGCGGGCACGTGCCCACCAAGTGGATACGGGCGGTCGAGCAGGCCACGGGCATCCACCGCTCGGAGCTTATTGACCCCACGTTGTCGGACCTGCTGTCGCCCGTCGACATCTGATCTGCTAGACTGCGCGTTGAACACGGCTAGGGCTGGGGTAGCTCCCCCGCCCGAAGAGCTTTCAGTCCGAGCCTGCCGCTGTTTCTTTCTATTCTGGACCATAGCATTGGACTGACAATGACCAACCCGAAGCCCAAACTGCCCCCCATTGGGCGGGTGTTCAACGGCGCAAACATCCCCGAACAACTCAAGGCCATGCGCCGCTGGTCCGTCTGGAAGGCCGTCTGGAACGACGTCCGAGAGAAGTACGACAAGATCCCCTACCACCCCAACCACTACGGCCTGTCCACCAAGAAGGTCTCCGACTGGGTGGACTACGAGTCCGCAGCCGCCACGCTGCGCCTGAACCCGCACAAGTACTGCGGCCTTGGCTTCGTGCTCACCGACGTGCAGGGCGTCGTGGGCGTGGACCTTGACAACTGCCGGGTGGACGGGCACATCGCCCCATGGGCCCGGGATGTCGTTGACGCTCTTGGCAGCTACACCGAGATCAGCCCCAGCGGCAACGGCCTGCGCATCCTAGCGCTGGGCACCACCGCCACCGACTGGAACAACCACGACGTGGGCATCGAGGTCTACGCTGGCCACACGCCCCGGTTCCTCACCGTCACCGGCGACACCGCTCGGGTGCGGCCCATGGCGCATGCCGACGGCACGCTCATGGCGGACCTGTTCACCCGCTACGGCAAGGCCCGGGTGCCGCAGGCCAACGTCATCCCCATCGCCATGCCCGAGCTGCTGCACGAGCTCGCGCTGCCCGACGTGGACGACATGGACATCCCCGCGGACACCCGGGAGCTGCTGCTGCACGGGCCCGCTGACGACGTCGACGACCGCTCCGGGGCCCTGCACGCCGCCGGTGTGCGCCTGTACAGCGCGGGCTACGACGACGCGCAGGTGCTGTCGATCCTCGCCGCCAGCCAGCCGGTCATGGACATCGCCCTGTCCCACCGCCGGCAGGACCCCGAGCGGGCGCTGGCTTACCTATGGGTCGAGCACTGCCAGAAGGCCAAGCCCAAGGCCACCACCAAGGACTCAATACTGGCCGACTTCGACGACGTGTCGCAGGACCCGGAGGTACTCGCCAGCGCAAAAAAGTCCGATGAGGCCAAGGCCGTCAAGGAGGCTAGGTTCAAGCTGGAGACAGCCACCGAGTTCGCCGTGCGCCGCAAGGCCTCTTGGATCGTCAAGGGCCTGATACCCATGGCCACCCTCGGCGTGATCTACGGGGCGTCGGGCTCGGGCAAGAGCTTCTTCGCCCTTGACCTGATGGCCGCGGTGGCTAGGGCGGTGCTGATTAAGAAGGTGGCTCAGATGGCTCAGATGGCTCAGGATGGCGCTGAGGCGTCTAGCGGGTCCAAAGGCCCTGAGTGGTGTGGCCACAAGGTCAACCCCGCTCGCGTGTGTTGGATCGCCGCTGAGGGCGTGGAGGACATGCGCAAGCGCGTGCAGGGGTACGCCATCGCGCAGGGCATCTCCCTTGACGAGCTGCCCATGGAGTTCATTGGTGAGGCACCTAGCCTTCTGGAGGACGTGGACGTCAAGGCGGTGATCAAGCAGATGCGTGCCAAGGGGCGGTTCGATCTGGTGGTCATAGACACGCTGGCGCAGGTGATGGCCGGGGGCAATGAGAACAGCGGGGAGGACATGGGCAAGGTGCTGGCCTACTGCCGCGAGATAACCCGGCTCACCGGGGCAATGGTCCTGCTGATCCACCACAGCGGCAAGGACGAGAGCCGCGGGGCCCGGGGCTGGTCAGGGCTGCGGGCGGCGGCGGACTTCGAGTTCGAGATCATCCGGGCGGACGACGAGCGGGTGGCCATCGTCACAAAGATGAAGGGCGGAGAGGACGGGGGCGAGTATGGCTTTCGATTGGTGCCTGTCGTGGTTGGTTTTGACGAGGATGGGGACGAGGAAACGACCTGCGTTTTAGCGTTCACGGATAGCAGTAGGCACTCTATCCAGTCGGCTCAGGAGCCCAGCGGAGCCACCGGAAAAGCCCTCGTGGACGCCCTATACCTTGCCGGCGGCATGACCCGCCACGAGCTGGTGACCACCGTAGTGGCCAAACAGCCAAGGGGCACTGCGGCTAAAGATCAACGCAAAACCAACGTAAATAAGTCGCTGAATAACCTTGTACAACGGGGAACGGTGACTGAAAGTGGCACTGGAATGATCAGTTTGCCGGAAAAGAAGGCCGTGAAATAATTTGCGAACGCGTAAAGAAATGCGTGCTTCCATGCTTCCAACGTCCTTCCGAAGCCTTCGGAAGCATGTGCAAACTGCTTCCATGCTTCCACACCCCTTTAGGGGTGGAAGCTGGAAGCAACGACAACGTGCAGCAATTTGCAAAAACTATCGGGTTGGGCTTTACCATAAAAATCTTTTACAAAAAAGCTGTTGTAACAACCAAAAAGGGGATAGAATTACCTCACCGCAACATCGCGGGATACACATACAAACTGGAGTTGATATGGCTAAAGCAAAACTGGTGGTGGTACTGAACGAAGGCTCCGTGGACCGCCTCGGCGTGCTGCTGGCGCAGATCGCTGATCTGGTGCGCGAAGCGGACGCGATCAAGGACGCGATCAAAGCGGGTGGGGAGTCGGTCGAGGGCTCGCTGTTCAAGGCCACCCTGACAGATTGCGACCGCAAGGTCTTCGACACCGAGTTCTTCGTCAAGGATCAGGGTGCGGACGTGTACGACGCCTACACCAAGAACATCGTTGTCAAGTCGGTCAAGGTCACGTCCCGCTAAACCCCTCGCCCCTTCGGGGGCATCTTTCCATTCACAGGAGCACATCATGGTACGTTAT